TCTCCTTTCTTAGGGGCAAGTTGATTATTTGCCTGAAGGGAAATACCTTCTAAAAGATTGTTCATAACTTCAGCAATTTCTTCAAATGTATCTACATCACTAGAGAAATCTAAAGTAACTAAAAATGTACGTGTCTTCATAATTTTAGAAAATAATGGCCCCTAATATTTCTATTAGGAGCCAATTAAACAATTAATAATCACTTCCGCTCTTGGAAATAGGCTTGTCAGAAGCTACCAAATTGTCGTTTGGATCATACTCCTTCAAATCCTTTAAAACGAAAAAGTCTTTGCATCCATATTCTGAAAGAACACTTAATACAAACCGTTCGTGAGGTTTTAGGTCTTTAGTCTTTTTTACCTTTAGGGAAGCGATTATTTCCGGGCTGGAATAATCGATCAGCCTGAAGTTTTTCAAGCTATAAGCAGGGAAGAATGCCTTATTATAAATGGCCTGGTATTCTTTTACCTCTCCATTTTTTTCTTTGGTAACTACTGTGGCCATAATACCAACAGTGTCACACCATTCCCCATTCACCTGATCTTGCAGATCCTTTACATTACCTTTCATGAGCTTTTTCCATTCAAGTTCCAGAATTGTAGCATCCTTTTTGTAATCAAGTTTGCTCAACCAAGTTCTTAAGAATGCATAAAGCTCTTCTTCTCCTGTAAAGGCAACCCGGTATTCCCGTTCTTTAAACCAATCAGGAAGGTTGTTTGTGTCATCTGTCCAAGTAGATGCGCCAATGTTGTTAATGTACTGTTTTTTCGTCAAGTCTTTGTTTTCTCTCTCTTTGTTTTCAAGAAAGAATACAAGTTTGTACCTCTCAGGAGATTCGCTTTTCGAAGTTTTTACATCCTCCACCCACACATCGACACGAAGGAAATCATTTCCATGCTCATTTGTACCAAGGTACTCAGTAGCCTTGCTGTCTTCCTTTAGTTCCAGTCCCAGGACTTCTTTGTAATCTTCCTCTGTGGGATTAATTGCAATAACTTTAGCCTCTAGGAGACCAACTTTTTTTGAGAAATTTTGTTGTACCCTTTTCTCACCTGTAATTCCGCTCATAATCTTTGTTTTTAAAGTTTAAATCTGTTTTTCTAATTCTGATATTAAAAATTCAAGGCGTCTGTTGTTTTCTTCAACTTTGTCCAAAATTAAGGAAATCGTGGGAAAATATCCCATTTCTCTGACTAAAGGTAATTCTTCATCTTCTACTTTTACCGAATCATAGTTTCCTAATATTCTTATTTTTAAAGAGAATATTCTTTCAACAAGGCTTCTTTGATAAACATTTGAGTTTATTAATCGTTCAATTAGCAATTCTGCACCTCTCTTATCAGAGGGTTCTTTTCCACATAAATCATTTTGTGACATAAAATTATAATTTAAATTGTTATTTTTTAGTTGGATATATCGAATCCCAGAAAGTTTCAATTGACCCATCTTTTAGTTTTCTGGAAACTAATATCTTTCCAAAAAGTATTGGCGAGCGACTACCAGCAACAATACTATCGTTTTGTACGTCAAAGTTAAGCCATCTTTCTGTACCATCAACAATTAATTTGGCCATAGAAGTAACTTTTGATGCAAATATGCGCTTCAATTGGCCTGTTAGAGCTATTTCACTACCTACCACCTGTTCTTTTCCATTGTCTTTGATGTATTTATCACCAAGATGAGCAGCCCAAATCCTATATGGGGCAATTTGCTTGAATATTTCCACTTGTTGTAAAAACCACTGTCTTGTATGCTGGTATCCGTACCCTTCAGGAAGTGTAAGCACAGATTGCCATTCAGGGTCTGTGAACTTATATTGTTCCCCGTAAGTATTGTTAGGTAATTTTGGCCGGTTAAAGTTTTTACCAATGATACTGTCCATATAAGTAAGGGTTCCTCCTATTTCTGAAAGGTCATCCAAGTCAGAAAGTCCATCGATCAATAAATATTCGTATTTTCCTTTGTTCTCTAACAAAAGGTTACGAAATTTAATGTAATTTTTAAAACTTTCCCATCTGGTTGTTTCCTGACCGGTATAAGTGGTAAGCTTTCTTGCAGGGATATAGTCATATCCTCCCTTTTCAAGATCTAGGACTATTGCATTATGGGACAAAGTAAACTTCCCAAAAATAGTACCTTTTCCTGCTTTAGGGATAGAAATTATTACAAGATCTCTTGGAGGTAATAGTGTTGCTTCTGTGATTTCATCTGGTAGTTTTAATTCTTCTTTTTCCATTTTTTTTTGACTTTTTTATATTTTATAAAATCCTTTTTCTAAAACTCTCTTTTTGTCCTCTTTACTAGCATATTCATTATTTTGGTATTCCTCTATTTTCTTATTTTCTTTATCAGTTCTCCATAGTTTTTCAATATCTTCTAACTCAAGTTCTTTATTTAAAAATTTGTCATTTGGCAATATCCATTCTTTCATTCCTGCTAATCTAACTGATTGTTTATCTGCAGGTAGTTGATATCTTCCTTCTGCTCCTGAACAAATAATGTCATGAGATATATACCATTGTAAAACAGTAAGTATAGAATATCTTTTCTCTAATTCAAAATAAGACAAGTAAGTAGGGCATTTAACGCCTCTGCCAAATCCATACATATAATATACTTTTGTATTTTCTTCGTTCATATAGGATTTAGTGTACATAAATACAGGTTCATCGTCCATATATTTGGAAAAGGGATTATATTTAAACTCTATTTCTCCAATAAATATCCAACCCTCTCTCTCAAACCTGTTTAACTCTTCTTTTTTTTTCTCTTTTTTCATTTTTGACTAATTTTAAAAAATTCAAAGAAAGAAACAATTCCTCCTTTTTTATTATTCTTTTTACACCATTTTTTATAAGCTTTCATAATTTGTTTATGTGCTTTTTCTATAAAAATATCGCCTGACATATCGTTATATAAGAAATTTGACATTTTAACTTTTTTAATTAGAGAGATTAAATTTACTAACTTTTTTCGTTATTTTCAACATTTTGGACATTTAAAATGTAGAAAAAATTTCTATTAATATGTGCAGGATGTAGATTATTTCCTATAGAAGGGTCTGTTATAGGAAATCCAGCAGCTTGACAATGATAGAGATTTGTTATGTAGTTATAGTTAAATCCTGATATTAAAATCTCTTCATTATATTCTTTTTGTAACTTACTGTACAAATCTTCTATATTTAAAGCTTGAACTATAATTAGAGATTCTTCTCCATGGTTATACCAATAAGATATAATGTATTCTTTCATATATGTATAATTTATTCATTAGCGTGATAAAATATCATTGCTTGGTTTTCTTCAATAATAAAATTGGGAGGGTTGTTGAGTATCGCTTTATCTGTGGTAATACTCTCTTCTACAAATTTTATATCTCGGTCCCACCATGCAGAATCTCTATAATATCCAAGGGGTGTGTTCTCGATAGTAAAGTTTTCTTCATAATGAACACGATCTTTTATTACATCAGTTAGTTTTGGATCTAGTAAGGCATCTAGTTTGGGTTTCAGTAATTCTATTGCTTCTTCCAGTGTATCTGCATTTGCAGCAAGTACCTCATATTCCCTACTCCAGATAAATGTTTTCATACATATTTAATTTTGGATTTATCAAAAAACTCCAGGGATTGCTGTAACCATTTCAATTCAACTTCTTCATTTGAGGAAATAATGAAAATTTTAGCTTTCTTCTCAGGATTGTCGTATTCAAAACCCATGCACCGGTTAATTTTCTGTGTAAGGTTTTGACTGTTGCTGTCAAAGTAATTAATGATTACCCTATTCAAAGGTTTATAGGTCACACCTGTGTTTCCAAGTTTACAAACGGCTAAATGGTTACCCTTACCTTCGGAGAAATCTTTGAAAATATGCTTTTCTGAAGATTTACTGTGATAACTGGGAATTCCTAATTCATCAGCTATTTTTGTAACCCCACAGAAGACCAATATCCTTTCTTGAGAAAGCTCCTTTAGAAGAGAAATAGTTTTATTCTTTTTACCTAGGCTCTCCTTGATAATGGAAAGCCTCTTTAGGCGCATGAACATATTTTCCTTTCCTTCTAATTGCAGTTTATTTATCACCCAAGAGAAGGAATCAAACCTCTGTTTTTCTGTCCGGATTTTCTTACCATAATCTATTAATATTCTAGTATCCAAAGGAACCTGTACAATAGTTATTTCATAATCAGAAATAATTTTTTCCTCTATAGCCTGAGCAATGGAATATTTTCCCACTACAGGTAAATGGAGTTGTTTCATCATATCTGTTTTGGTCCAAGAGGATAATGTACCTG